ATTACGTGCGTTTTTCGGAACGCCCCGCAGACTATCAGTTCAAGGATATGACCGTAGATCCGGGACTGGCGGCGGACCTGCTAGCCATTGAAACAGCTGATTCTGATTGGTACGGGTTGGTGCTCGATAGCAACAGCGAAGCCGAGATCTTGGCAGCGGCAGCTTTCATTGAAACCAGGGATCGTATTTTTCTCACTAACAACAGCGACACTGAAATCGTTGATGGTGCCGTGACTACAGATGTGTTGTCAGACCTTCAGGGGTTTGCGTACATTCGTACGGCATTGCTGTATTCACAATCCAGGTTGTTAAATTGGTCCGGTGCAGCTTGGGCAGGTCGCATGTTGCCCTTTGATCCTGGATCAGCAACGTGGTCCCATAAAACGCTCGCCGGAGTGTCTGTAGACACCAAGCTCACGACAGCACAGAAAGGCATCATTGACGGTAAGGGAGGCAATACCTATCGCGTGGTGGCAGGAGTCAACATTACACTATTTGGCAACGTATCCAGTGGGTCGTTCCTCGATATTACTCGCGGTCGAGATTGGCTCAAAGCAAGGATGCAAGAGAGAGTGTTTGTCAAGATCCAGGGTGCTCCGAAGGTACCATTTACAGATCCCGGTATTGCTCAGATTCAGGCGGAGGTAGACGCACAGTTACTTGATGGGGTCGAGGTAGGTTTGTTGGCTGCTGATCCTGCGCCCGTAACTACTGTGCCTTTGGCAGCCAACGTATCAGCAACTGATAAACAGAACAGGCTCCTACCTGATATCAGCTTTACGGCTACCTTGGCCGGGGCTATTCACACTGTGGAAATCTCAGGCGTGCTTTCTGTCTAAGGAGAAATCGATATGGGTGCTCTAAAGGTATTTGATGCAGACCAAGTAACTCTTGTTTTGGCAGGTCTGCTCATTGATTCGGGTTTCGATGACGGTGAGTTTTTGCGCATTGAGTTTGAAACTGATGCGTTCATTGATAAGGTTGGTACGGATGGCGAGGTGACTCGGAGTAAAACCAACGACAAACGCGCCACTGCTACGGTGTTGTTAGCGCAGTCAAGTTCCGGTAATGCGTTGCTGTCAGCGTTGTTGGAGTTAGACCAAAATGCTCCGAATGGGGCCGGTGTAGGAGCTTTTTTGGTCAAGGACGTGCAAGGTACCAGTCTTTATAAAGCCACTGCGTCATGGATCATGAAACACCCAGACGTGTCCTTTGATCGAGAAGCCACTGTTCGTGAATGGCCGATCCGTATAGCCGATTTGAAGGCGTTTACGGGAGGTAACTGATGATAGAGACACGCAGCACGAAGATTGGTGATTGCACCTATACTGTACAGCAATTGGGAGCTAAGCGTGGGGGTCGCGTACTCGTTCGACTATTGAAGCTGGTAGGGGGCGCTGCGGGGGACTTGGTTACAGGAGACACGATTAGGTCGCATATTGGGTCTGTCGTGGCTAACCTGGCTAATACCATTTCTGAAGAGGATTACGATTGGTTATGTGGCGTCTTTGCCGATCAGACCTTCGTTAGCTTACCCAATGGTAAAGAGCCGCAACTGTCCCAAGTGTTTGATATGCATTTTGCCGGAAATTACATGGCAATGATACAGTGGTTGTGGTTTTCTCTGGAGGTTAATTATAGCGGTTTTTTAGACGCGCTAAACGTGGAACAGGGGGAGGCAACCGAAAGCGCTCGCCAGGTTTCCAAAGTCGTAGTCAACTAGTATCTATCTCTGTTCCTGTTCCGAAACACCTGCAAGCAGACTGGCTCATCTGGCGTGTTGTCACCTCCAAGTACTTCCGCGATACCTTGGTTGACGTTCAGCGAAACTGGAGCATGGACGATCTGTTTGACGCCCAAGATGTGATAGACACACTAGACCAGCTAGAGAGCAAAAGGCATGGCGCTTCGTGAGATACTCGCTCGCTTCGGTTTTCAGATCGATGATAAAAAGATCGATAAGGCGGATAAGCGGATTGACGGCTTTGCCAATAAGTTACAACAATTCGGTGCGATAATAGCCGGTTCTGCGATTGTCGCAGGTGTGTCGTCATTTGTTAAAAGTGTACAAGCGCAGGGGGACGCAATCGGTAAGACGTCGGCGCGTCTTGGTGTTGGTACGACAGAGTTACAGCGTTGGATAGCAGCGGCGGAGAGTGCAGGTGTGTCTGGCGAGGAATTCGTTGTTGCTCTCAAGTCCCTGCAAAAGAATGCCGCTAATGCGGAAGCGGGCGAGAAGGGGCTCGCTAAGACGTTTAAAGATCTAGGTGTTGAGCTTACTGATTCAAGTGGAAAGCTTAAAGATGCCACTACGCTCATGCGTGAGACAGGCTTGGCGTTGAATAATCTGGAAACCGACACTGAGCGTGTAGCGGTTTCTCAGAAATTGATGGAGGAAAGCGGATTCAAGCTTCTGACGTTATTCAAGGGACAGGAGAAGGGGTTGAACGCTCTCCTGGCTACTCTCGACGAATTTGGAGGCGGCTTCGGACCACAAGCGGTGAAAGCATCAGAGAGTTTAGGTGATGCGTTTTTGAAGTGGAAGATCGCCTCAGATTCTGTCCGAGGAGCGTTAGCTACGCAGATATTCCCAGCGCTCACGTTTCTGATTACTAAACTGGCTAGCGGCGTAGCCGCTGTTGTTGCTCTAGAGAAACGCACAGGCTTGTTACGTTCTGTGCTCATTGCGTTGGGTTTGGTCCTCGGAAAGCTGGCTGTCGCGAAGTTTGCCGGTCAACTGTTGACGTTGGGACGTGCTGCTATTGTTCCGTTGCTGAAGTTTGCTTTGCTGGTGTTGGTGGTCGATGACTTGATCGCCTTATTTGAGGGTAGAGGGTCGGTCATTGGTACGTTTATTGATAAGATATTCGGCAAAGGCACGTCTGAAGCACTCGTAAAGGGCATCAATGATATCATCGATGCTATCGAAAAAGGAGATTTTGAGGGGTCCGTTCAAAAAGCGTCAGATGGGTTAGACAAACTGGGCGCTAAGATAAGCAAGACGGCAGAGAAAACTCCAGGTTTATCGTTTGCACTGTTCGGGTTAATAGGAGGTTTTGCGGAATTTGCCCCTGCCATAGAAAGTGCGGTTCAAGCTATAGCAAAAGGAGCAGGAGATATCGTTTTAGCTTTTGATGATTTGACTGCCAGAGCTAGACGAGTGTTGGCTGACTTTGTTGCGGAAGCTTTCCAGGTTGGCACTGATTTTGTGGCCGGACTTGCTGAGGGAATTTTGTCTGGTGCGTCTGTTTTGACAGGGGCGTTAGGCACGGTCTTAAAAGGCGCAGTAGCGACAGGCAAAGACGCCATTGATTCATCCAGTCCCGCTCAGGTACCGGCAGATGAGATTGGCAAGCCCTTTGTGGAAGGAATAGCCATGGGGGCGCTCCGGGCCGCGCAAAAAGCTTCCAGGGTCGTAGCTGCGGCAACGTCCGTAGCTACTGCGCCGGCAGCAGTAGCGGCAGCGCCAGGGGGCGGCACGGCAGGGTTGCGTGGAGGCGGAGTGGTATTTCAGTCAGACATACGGATCACAGTAGAAGGAGGTTCGGCTAGCGATCCACAGATTCAAAAACTCCGTCAAGGGGTACGGTCGAACTTACAGGACAATCGTAGGGCTACTCTGGCCGCGCTCGTTCAACGTGGAGTCAAGTAATGGCGGCGTTCATTGTGCCCGATGACGGGTCCGGCAGGGTGATCACTTTCGATGTCATACAGAATGAGTTACATGAAACAGTTGTAGAGGTTACCGATCATCCTGTTGAGGTAGGCATAAATGTGTCAGATCACATACGCCCTTTACCCGAGCGTCTTACGTTGGCTGCTTTCACCACGAATCAGCCTATTTCTCGCAACCCTTTTACGCAACGTGGGACAGTAACAGGACAGAGGTTAGACATACCTCAGTTCACATTGCCTACGTCTAGTGCCGTCTTAGCACTCCAAAATGCTCAGAATACTCCTTTGGAGGCCTCCGTACAGACTCTGACATTTGCGGAGGACTTTGACGCTATCCGAGAAACACATGAAGCGTTGCTGGAGTTACAGTCTAATGGCGTCTTGTTGCAGATCATTACGTCATTAAGGGACTATGAGGACATGGTACTAGAAAGGGTAGCCGCTCCTCGTTCTGCTGGAGACTCAGGTGTAGCGTTCGGTCTTGATGTCCGCAAACTCAGAGTAGTGGAATCAGGCCAAGTAGCGGCTCCGCCTGTTCCGGCAGACAGCGTTCCCGGAGGTAAGCCTTTGCAAAACAAAGGAGCGCAAGGCGCCAAGACCCCGGGCGAAGGCGAGGACGAAAGTAAGCCAGGATCCATAGCCTTTCAAGTGTTGCAAAGTCAGGGTATACTCTGATGCCCCTTGTGTTGCCCGTATTTCCAGGAGAACCTTTGTATCTGGAACGAGTCAGACTTGAAGGCAGGGATTACATTTTCCGTTTTGATTGGGCTGAACGTGAACAACGTCATTATATGAGCCTGCAAGATCCTGACGGGACTTCGTTGCTAGCGGGTGTCAAGGTGGTGGCTAATTGGTCTTTGACGACTAGGCATCTGTACAATCTAGGTCTGCCTCCCGGGCAGTTGATACCCATAGACCTGGAAAACGGAGGCACATCGCCGACGTTTAACGATTTTGGTACGCGTGTTAGACTGTTCTATTACCTCTCTACTGAAATAGCCGGATTGTCGGAGTTTGATACGTGACTCGTCTATTTCGCCGCGCCGCTCGTGTGGTTGTCGATACCATAGAGTTGACAGTAGATCCTTCTGATCCTGGTGCCTCGTTAGACGTGTCGTTTTCTGTAGAAAGGAGTTTGAAACCGGAACCCAATACAGCTGAGATACAGATCCGTAACTTGAACGCAGACCACCGTAGCCAATTGGAAGAGTTGGACCAAGTACCGTGCACCGTGGAGGCGGGTTATGAACAGCGAACGACATTGCTATTTTCCGGTACGTTACGAACAGCATTTACGACACGAGAAAGCGCCACTTTGGTGACGAACCTGCAAAGCGGAGATGGGGAAAAGGAATATCAGCAAAGCAGAGTGAACCTGTCCATTGCAAAGGGCACGCCTAACACAGCTGTCATTCAGCAAATTGTAGGATCAATGAAAATAGGCGAAGGCAACCTATCAGCTAACAACGCTGCTCTATCAGCGGCTCCGTTGCTCCTGCCGCAGGGGGGCGTTCTTTCGGGAGCGGCATCACAGATAATGACGAGGGTTTCTCAGTCTTTGGGTTTTGAATGGTCTATTCAGGACGGTGTTCTGCAATTGCTACAGGTATCTCAACCGTTGGTAGCTACAGCTGTCTTGTTGACATCGAACACAGGGCTTGTTGGTTCTCCGTCTGTAGACAGCAAAGGTGTGCTGACGGCTCAGAGCCTATTGATACCTGACATTTTCCCAGGACGGTTGTTGGTCCTTGAAAGCGAGAGATTACAAGGTAATTACCGTGTTGAGAAATGTGCTTATGCGGGTGACACTGCGGGTACTGATTGGTACATTGACATGGAGGCTAAGAAACTCTGATGGCCACTGAACCAACACTAGCCGAGATCATTAGAGAGGCTATCACTTCCCGTTTGTTGGATGTGCATGTGTGCCTTCCCGGTAGGGTAGAGAGCTATAATGAGGCAACCCAAACGGCAGATGTGTTGCCTATGATTCGGCGCCCCCTTGTGACTGAGGACGGGGAAGTAGTGCACGAAGATTTGCCAAAACTGCCTAATGTGCCCGTAGTGTTTCAGAGGACAGCGGCCTTTTCTATGTCTTTTCCTTTGGTGCCTGGTGACTTTGTATTGTTGATGTTCTCGTCATCTGCTGTAGGTAATTGGCGAACTACCGGAGACGTATCCGATCCGGGAGATCTTCGGAGGCATGATTTGTCAGGGGCATTTGCTGTGCCTGGGATAGCTCCTGAAGGCTCTGTGATACCTACCTCTAGCACTGCTGTCGTCGTTGAGGTAACGGCCCCTGTGACGCATGTAGCAGTGGGCGCGGCTGCTACCGATTTCGTTGGTTTGGCATCTCTCATAGAGACCACGATAGGCAATTTGGCAGCTGCCATATTGAACGCTACGCCTGTACCCAACGATGGGGGAGCGGCTATACAAACCGCAGCGAAGATAACACTATCGGCTCTTGGTTGGTCCCTTGGGGTTTCCCCTCCGGTGAACGCAACTGCTGCTTCAAAGTTGAAATCAGAATGACCATACGCATAACAGAGACTCCGGTACCGGTGACAGATGGTACCTTGATCTACTTATTTGAATTCTTGGATTTCATGCGCACGGCTTCGCCTACGGGACCGGGTTGGGTCATATCTAGATCTAGTAACGGTACGGTGGGCGGTGCTGGAGACAATATAACTGTGTTCAGTGATCTTTCACAGTATGTGGCTACTACCTCTGAGTCTTGGTTCGTTTTGCAACAACCAGACGGAGCGAGGGAATTTCTTTGGTTTCGTACGACTCCGTCAGACGCTCTGTGGAATCTTTCTTACTCGCCTACGGCAGCGTATACGGGAGGCGATGCTGGCAATCCGCCTACTGCTGTAGATGCCAAGGTCGTACACAGCAGCGATACCATTATGACGTCTGGTAACAATGCCTTGCACATAGGGGCAGACGATGCCGCTCCTTACGGGTGGTATGTGTACGTCAATCTGTCAGGCAATTTTTCTGATCCGCAAGCTGCAATGGCCATGATACCGATCACGGATGCGGTACAGCCTGGAGATACTGATGCCATCGTGTTCTATTACGATGGAGGCAACGGAGGATACACACAGGTACTACTGGAGTCTGAGAGTACTACAACCACTGTTGGTAGGTGTGCTGGGATCACTCCCGGGGCTAGCTCATGGGACGCTATACCAGCTCTGTCCGTACGTGCGGGGGCTAACACTGTGTTTCCTAACGGTAGTGCGCAAAATACCGTTAGCGAGGATTTGAGCGCCCCCATTCACTTTTCCAGGAGAGCGGCTTTGCCAGCTCCGCAAGGGGACAAGGGATTTACCGATTTCATGCAATGGAACGGGGTTACTCGTGCTCCTGGCGAAACCTTTTCTTCTTTGGCTAGGGTGTCATGGGGTGTCGTTAACTTTCCCTGGGACGGTGCGACGACTCCTAGCGTGACAGGCTAAGTGATGGCAGATCACACGCAAGCGCAGGCATTCACAACCACAGAGGCAGAACCCTTATCGGTACTGATTGACTCTCATTTGCAGGTCCCTGCTTTTACGTTTGCTGGGGGCGGCGGAGCTGCCCCTGTCATAGGCAACTTTTCTCCCTCCGTGGGTACGCCTATTGGCAGGAACGAATCAGTGTCTTTCGATGTAACGGACGATACGGGATTGTTGAGAGCTGAGATATGGGTGACACTAGGCATAGACACTTTCGTAGTGCACGATGGCGACGTTTTTTTAGGGGCTTTTGCCATATCCACCCGTAGTACTATCGCAGGAGGTTTCCGTTTTACTGTTCGACGTAACGGCGGTTGGCCGTCATCTCCCACTTTCACGATACATGCCACTGATACGGCCGGGCAGGAGGTGGTCGTATGACGTTGCCGCAGTTTAATTTTCCGTTATCGATTGATCAACCCGCAGTGGTCACTGCTGCGGATGGCGATCTTGACGGATTACTACCTTTTGCTACTTTGGCTCTCGATCCCGTTACAGGCGATATGCTGATTCCAGTTACCATTGTTAAGGGGGTGGAAGCGATCCGTTTGCGAATCGTGGCTCGGCTTCGATTTTTTAAGCAAGAATGGTTTCTGGACCTGCGGCAAGGCTTGCCTTACTATCAGGCCGTCTTTGTCAAGAACCCTGATTTGTCTTTGGTGAACAGCATTTTCAGGCGAGCTATTCTGTCAACCCCCGGAGTGCAGTCTATTGCCAGCATGGAGACAGTTTTTGATCGAAGTGTTAGATCGTTTACCATTTCTCCGTTGGAAATCGTGCTCACTGGCGATGTCGTTTTTCGGGCGCAGCCAGATGAATTCATAATCCCGTTGCCGGAGGAGGTCTGAAAATGTCTTTTGTAGATGCTACAGGATTGCAAATAAAGACGATAGCCGAGATCCTGGACGAACTGAGCACACGTCAACAGAACGATATAGACTCGACCCTTAACACCGCTCCTGATAGCCCTATCGGTCAGCTAAACGGTATCTATGCCGCGGGCCTCCGTGAAACATGGGAGGCATTGCAAGTAGCCTACAATGGCTTCAATCCTGATGCGGTTGAGGGTTTTTTGCAGGACAAGTTAGCCGCGCTCACCGGTACTACTCGCAATCCTGCTACCAAAGGCACGGTTACTCTGGATTGTGATCTGGTGATTGGGACCGAATTGCTAGCCGGTACACATTTTGCCCATGTCGTAGGAGACCCAAGCAATAGATGGACACCCGTAGCGAACTTCACGGCACCGTCTACCGCTGTGCATCCTGTGGCATTTGAGGCAGAAAACGCGGGCGCAATCGTAGCCAATAGCGGAACGATTGTTACCATTGCTACACCCTTG